ATTCATTGCCACCAGTTTCAAATCTATCCATTTTCAACATCTCCTCTGTTCTTTATATACTTATTATACCACACAAATAATCTCATTGCAACTATTTTGCCCAAATAATATTAAAAGCAGGAGCCTAAGCCCCTGCCCTTAATGTTTAAAACAGTTGGAACAACTTCCAGATTACTATGCCCCATAGTATGCAAGCTGTTATTAATAGTAGGATTTCTACAGCTCTCCTATTTATAACAATCTTATCAACCATGTTGACCTTACCTACAAAAAGATGTGTCCCGCCCTGATCCCTAACACGTAAAATGCCTTTATAAGCTTCATTCTTTGTGTCAAAGTAGGCATGTTGTCTTACACCGTCTTTCATGTAGGTAACAACCCATCTGCTCTTATTCATTTGTATCACCTCCTTACATTGTAATTATATCATTGAGATTATTTGATTAATATTATTTTGCTCATTGCATTCTATTATTTTCCGTGGTATAATATGGATATCCCAATTAGGAGAGTGATAGAATGAAAACTATTTCCGAAAACGGTCTGTCCCTGATTAAACGCTTTGAAGGTTGTAGCCTGATCGCCTATGATGATCTTCAACCGAAGGTTAAACTAACACGTGTTACACCGATAAAAGGTACATTAACCATTGGTTGGGGCCACACTGGTATTGATGTTTATATCGGTAAGACTATTACACAGGAGGAAGCTGATGCCCTACTGGTAAAAGATTTAGCAAAGTATATTGCTTTCGTCAATAACCCTTATTACGTTCCACTGACGGACAAGCTCAATCAGAATCAATTCGACGCGCTTGTGAGTTTCTGCTATAACACTGGTCAGGGTAATCTCAAAACCCTATGTGAGAATCGAACTCTCCAACAGATTTCAGCAAAAATTCCCGCATATAATAAAGCGGGTGGAAAAGTATTACTTGGCCTAACCCGCAGACGGGAAGCGGAACGCCTTCTATTTGACAGAGCATTTACATCAATCTCGCTTGAAAGTGAATCTTATAGGATTGAAAAGTTAGAGCGTCGTATCCTTGTACTTGAATCCACGGCAAATGCAATGAATGAACATATGAAACAGTTTGAAGCACCTCAATGGATCATTGAAGACTTTCCGGAAGCTGAAAATTTTCTCTCTGACAAGAGCGGAACATACGACTTTTGGAGAGCTTACTACATGGCACTGAAATTATCTAACTCTAAATATGGTAAATGATAGTTGACTTACCATCCATAAAATGCTATAATTACAGTATCAAATAAAACAATATGGAGGTTTTACAAATGGCTATTAAACCGAACCAAAAGCAAATGTATGAGCTGCTGATGCAGCAGGTAAAAGCAGCAAAAGCGGAATTGAATCCTGATCAGGTAACCGGACAGGTGAACGTGATTCCTGAAAATTTCAATCAGGTGGGTTGGGATACCACTATCTCGGCGGTAGAAACGCTGCTCGAAAAGCTCATTCAGCTCCGGGAAGTCAAGGGTAAACTGCTTACTCCACAATTCTTCCGCTCTATCTATAACCGCTGCCTTATCGCTGACAGCGAAATTGACCGTCTGTATGATAAGATTACAATGGATTCCGATAGCATCGACTTCGACGCTGAAGTTATCCGACTAACGGGCGAACTGTTCCAATTGAATCAGCAGCTTGCACCAATCCGGGAAAAAGCAGCAGCTAAAGAAAAAGCGGATGCAGAAGCTAGACTTGCGGAAATTAGACAGAAAGAAGCTGACGAAATTGCTGCCTTGAAAAACGGTAAGGTCAAGGACAAGGACAGCGGCGAAATTGTCGAATAATCAACCAGCCTAATAGGAGCATATAATATGTATGCTCCTTTAGTTTTACCAAAAATTCCATTTGGAGGTATTTTAAATGAATAATGTTAGTCTCGTAGGAAGATTCTCCGCTGATCCTGAATTGAGATACACCGACAGCGGAAAGGCTGTATGTAGCTTCACTCTTGCCGTTCGTAACCCGTTTGATCCTGACGGTAATGCTGATTTTATCCGCTGCGTTGCGTGGGGACAAGCTGGTGAAATGATTGCGGAACAGAAGAAGGGTACAATGATTGGTGTAACTGGACGTATTCGACCACGTAGTTATGAAAATAATGAAGGTCAAACGGTCTATACAACGGAAGTGATTGTAAACGATATTACATTCACGCAATCCCGCGAACAGAGCGAACAGCAGGGCAACCGCTCCAACAATAACAATAACAATAATAACGGCGGTAACAATCGTAACCGGAGTAACAATAACAACAATAACAATAACCGCAGCCGGGGAAACGACAGAAACAGCAACTCCAATTCGCGCGCGAATGGTGGCGGTGGTGGTAATAATCGTAACCGTAACCGCTCAAACAATAATCAACCGATTGACATTAACGACGATGATCTGCCGTTCTAAAATACCAAATAATCCAAAAGGAGAGGGAGCTATTCAATTAGCTCCCTTATGGTGCTACTATGGCAAAGAAACCAGCGAATACAAATTTTCGGTTAGGTTTGAATAGACAGGAATTGATAGCAGCAGCACAGCAATTTGGTAAAAGTGAAAAGACTGCTAAGAAGGACAGCACCAAGCGATTAGAATCCTATCTTACTAACAAATGGGCGGGTAAAGGTGCCAAAGTCCCAACATTAACGGACAAACAGAAACGTGATGTTAGGGATTCTATTAATAACTATGGTATCCAAGAGGGTATCCACCTTGCTGGTTATCAGGTACGTAAACAATCGGGAACAGAGAATGAAAATAACTGGTTACGCACTAGCGTTGCGCGTTCCTTTGCATCGTACTATGATAAGCTTGTCACCTCTGATATTATTGATGAACTCATTTCACGTATGCCTATGGGTCAACGTCAAGAGGTTATTTCTGGCGTAACGAATCACGATACGTACTATCAGAATATTTTCATAGACTATGCAGAAGAACTAGAGAAGAAGGAAGAAGAAAAACAAAATACAAAAGAGTGATGTCATGGCAGCGCCGCAACTCTATGTACTAGATTTAGAAACGACAACCAATATCGAAAAGGCGAATCAGTCCCGCAAGGAATTGTTGTTTGAAGAAGAAGCTGTTTTTATCTGTGCCGCTATGTATGCCCCAATCAGTCCCACCAAACCAAAGATCAAAGAATATTACGGAAAGAATAATGCTGAAAATGCTGTACTAGAATTACCAGAGGGACGTTACTACACTTGGAACGGTGCAAGATTCGACCTTCATTTTATTTACCACCTGTTACGGAAAGCTGGCTATAACCGTCAGGAATCGACACGTAAAAATGAATCCAAGAAAAAGCAATTGAAATTATACGAATTTAATTATCTCTTAGCTGGAAGCCGCCTTATATCTCTTGTGTTTCGTAACCATCATGGTACGGTGGAATTACGAGACGCTTGCTTGCTATTCACATGTTCTCTCAAAAAGTTTATCGAAAACACTTGCCCGGAATATCCGAAACTTGTCGGAACATACGACTATAAGAAATACCGGGAATATGAATCCGATTTTACCGAAACAGAGATAGAATATTGTCGATACGATATATTCGGTTTCTCTGTAGGTATGCACCGAATTCAGAAGGACTTTGCTGGAGAATTCGACCTTGACATTTTTGATTCGTTCACAGCAGGATCATTTGCCATGAAGTATGCTGCAACGAAACTAGAGAAGAAGGAAGAATTATTCCCACCTGTAACCTTTGACCGTAAATTTGTTTTTGGTGGGCGTACATACGTCAACCCGTTACACGCTGGCAAGATAGTAGAAAATACAACTAAGATTGACGCGAATAGCTACTATCCTTCCGCAATGGTTAAATCTAAATTACCATACGGACACCAAAAGAAAATAGTCATGAGCAGCGACCAACTAAGAAACTTCCTAAAGCTCAATCCTAACAAATATGTCTTTGCTCACCTGATGCGCGGTTCTGTAAAATATAATGATATGTTTTCTCCTATCGTTACCACCGATGATCTAAACAATCGGGATTATCCTACCATCGCCGGGAGTGCCGATATGGTTTATTTGGATGATAATATTTTACGTGATCCACGTTTTGAGCATAAGGGATGTATCTTTATGTGCTACATCTTTGAAGCTGCTGTCGGTATCCTTGATTACATGGCAAAGGTGTTTGAGCTAAAGAACAAGTTCAAGAAAGAAGAAAAATATGCCCTTGAACTGGCGGTCAAGATTATCTTAAACGCTACCTATGGAAAGTTTATTCAGAGGGAATCGGTTTTAGAATTCGATTTCTTTGATGGTATCATAGCCCCAACAGGCCATAAAACGAACTTAAATTCGTGGTTTTTGTATGCACCAATGGGAGCAGCCATAACCGCGAATTGTCGCTATGAGCTGTGCAATTATATGAATCTACTTCGTGAGAGATTCATATATTGCGATACTGATAGTTTAGTCTTTATCGGGGAACCGCCTGCCGGAATCCCACTCGGCCTTGAACTAGGTGAATGGAAAGTAGAAGCCTGCCCGGAAGGTATCTATAGTGCAAAGAAGGACAAGTACATCAACAAAACGGGTAAGGCTATTTTCTTCCAGCGCAAAACCTATGCTATGGATATTGACGGACATACTCATGTTACCTTTTGTGGAATTTCTTCCAAGGCGGTAGCACAGCGTTATCCTGAAAAGTTGGAACATGCTTTTACTCCACAAGAGATTGAGCAAATGACTCCTGAAAAATTAGCTTCTATTAAATTGTATGTCAACGGTGTATCCATTGAGCAGCTTCAAAAGGATATGCGTAAAGGAATCACGTTCGATGTTTTGCAGGGCAATCATACGTTAAACGGTATCGTCCTAGTAGAACGTGCCAGAACTAAAAAGTATCTTGAAAGATATTGATTGCCAAATGAGAGAATCTATGTTATTATAATAGTATGAGTTGGACGAAAGGCGGGTTACTACCATTACCGGGAAGGCGCTAGGGGCTGCCGGAGGTGACGTAATGGCTGAGATAGGGTTCCCCGCCTTGTCTGATTCTACATAATAGCCCCAAAGAACAGGAGGAAAATGAAATGCTGGATCAAGAAACACTTGCCAAACTTACTACCGCTCTTGCTGGCGATACTGAACTATACAATACCGTAATCAACGAAGTGCAGACGAATGAAGCTGCACTTGCCGAAAAGGATACAAAAATTAAAGAAGTTTCAACCAAACTGGAAGAAGCCGAACAGCGCGGCCAGAACTATCTTGGACAGATCAGTAATCTGCTGTCAAAGATTCCTGTTGGTAACACAGCGGTTCCCGAATCTTTTGAGTCAAAATTGTCTCAAGTCAAGGATTCCGCTTGGACAAAATAAAACTATTTTAAAGGAGTGACAACATGGCAATTAATCTGGTGTATGACCGCGCAAATAAAGCGGCCTATGATCTGATGGTAGCTGCTAACGAAATGTCTTCTGGTGCTGATTTGGCGCCACTGATTACAAACAGTATTTTCCCGACTATCTTGAATAAGATCGGCGAAACGATTATGCGGTCTGATTTGGTAGACCGTAACTATGAAAAATTCAAGCTGCCACTCTCCGAATTTGGTGCAATCACTGAATATCTCTCATCCCGCATGATCAAGGCTGATGATCCAACGCCTACGGTGACAGGCACTAGGGTTGATGATTTCGTAATCAATAACCCGGATATTCGCGCAACGTATGCAACAAAATTGATCCGCGCTAACTACGGTCTGACCGTAAACTCTGACAAATGGATGGATGCTATTGACGGCCGTAATCTTTCTTCACTGGCCAGTATGATTGCGGTAGCATCACAGGCACTTTATGATGGTATCACTCATGACCATGATAGCTTGATTCCGGCATTATTCGGTTCGCTTTATACAAAATCGCTGGCGACCAGCAAGCGCAGCATTCCGGTATTTGATGGAACGAACGTGGCAGAATACAGTAAAACACTGTTCGCCACAATGAATAAGGCTATCCGCGACATGACACAATGGAGACGGTCGGACTTCAACTATATCGGCTCTGAAATGTCCGATAGTAAATCTGATTTGGTACTGGTGGCTTTTGATAATGCGGTAGCTGGACGGGATCAAACTATCCTTGACGTTATCACTTCTCAATTGTCTCTCGGCCCGCAAGCAAGAGCATCTTCTCTGGCTTCTGCTCTTGGTATTAGTGATGTATACGAAATGCCATCAATGGGTATTGTTCCTAGCAGCGTTGCTAGAGCATACAACTTGACGAATTTCCCCGGCATGCAAACAGCGGACACAGCATCCGGTACTCGTACTATTCCATTCCCGAACGTGAAATTCGCCCTTGTGGGTAAAGGTGCGGTTAACGTAGGGCTGAAACGGATGCAGATTGATACTGCACGTTCGGCACGTGGACACTTTGACCAGACATGGGTTGAACCTACGCTGCAAACGGCCTACGGAGCAGGCCAAGTTATATTCTTCACGGATGAGCCGGAAGAATAATAACATAATACAATCATATAAAGGCGCTATAATCTATAGAGGTTATAGCGCTTTTGTTGAATAAGGAGGAATTATATTGTACTACCTATACAAGTGGGATAACTTGAAACCTGACTCACCACAAGAACAGACGCGGAATATGTGGCTATATAAATATGGTGCTTTTGCGCTGGTTGATGGAGTTTGGTTTCCTTGCAAGGTTCTCAAATATTCTATAATTGGAGAACCCGCCACTATTAGCGTTTTACCAATAGCTACGGTTAACCAAGAACTCTATCCTAAAGGTGAAATATCCGTTGGACGTTGCCAAGTATTGTACAGTGTATTCAATGATGGAATGAGCATTGAAACCTACATTCAAAAAGCTTTAGGCCGTAAAAATCTTACAATGAGCATGTTGGATGCTGCGTTAGTACGAAGCTTGGATACAGAGATTTTATATTCTCCTAAGCGGCTGGTAAAGGCGCTCAAAAGAGCAGTCACCAGAGGTAGAAAACATGAATCATTTGTAGTAGAAGTAAATAATAAAGATGAAATCGGTGCTATCCAACTTCCTAGAACAGCAGAAATTATAGAGAAATTATGGGATTCTACTGACTGGGCGACACAGGAGATATCACAGCTCTTGGGTATATCCTATAATCCAGCTCATGGTAAGAAGGAAAGAATGCTGTCAACCGAATTATTGGGTGATAGAGACTTAACAATCATGAATCGTGAAATGATTACAAGTCGCTTGATTACAGCAGCAGAAGGATTTAAAGAAACAGTGGTTCATATTTCTACAAAAGTTGATACAATTGATCGTCAATTACCATATGCAAATAATGGAGAAAAGGAGGTAAAAGAAAATGTCAACCCTACCGGAAACAGTGCTGTTTAAAGATTTGGTGTCAGAGAATGAAGCTGATATAAAATCATATATGGAATGGCAGAACTATACTCTTAATGATGTTACTATTCCAATTATAGAATTGTTACAGGAACATGCTCTAATGGTGCTAACAAAATCTTATGGATTGTTCCACGTGGAACATGATATTTACGACGAGTTCTGTGCTGATGTGTTTATGTACTTTCCTGTACTGGCGCAGCAACTGGCAATTACCAGATTGATTGATGCTTACGGTGTTGTTAAAGATGATGTGGAAACTCAAACTACAACCCGGACAGAAAATCTATCCGCACAGGTTGACCAGAGTAGTGAGTTAACAGCTGGGACTTCCGTAACCGAAAACAATACAACGAATCTCCAGCAGAAAACGACAGGTACTGTGCAGGTAGAAAATGATACATCCAATGTTCAAGATTCTACTACGACAATTAACAATACATCAAATGTAGCTGCTACTGGTTCGCGTAATGTAAGCGTAGCCCATCAAATGCCTGAAGCGCAAATAGACGGTACGACTAATTGGTTTCCTACAGATGCACAAGGCACACCAACATTAAACGGTTCTGTTGTACAGAGTGCAGCTCAAAACTTCTCTACAGCGAATCCACTTAGTACAACGGAAACCAGCACCCAGAGTGTAGATAATACAGTAACCGGAAATAACGATAGTACAACAACCAATGATATTACTGTAGCCGATACCGGAAGCACTACACGCACCAGCACAAACAGTGGTTCTGACACATCACAGTCAGGAACCACAACAGATAGTACCAATGAAATTAGCGAGATTATTACATCCAATGTAACCAACAAACAGTACGCCTATGAAATCAAGGCGTTTCTAGATACTGCTGATAGTCTAATTGCTTTCAAGAAATGGGAAGACCGTTTTTCATGGTTAATAGGAATTGTATAGAAAGGATGGGATCATATGCCCGGAAACAGAATAGGAATACCGTGGTTTAGACGGACGATTATGTCACAGATTGCAGATGATCCTATAGCTACACAGCCACTTAATATAAACTTTCCAAAACCGAAAACACCAGTAGTTCCGAATAATCCTCAACCGTCAACAGTACCAGTACCTGTTACAGTACCACAGCCAGCACCGCAACCGGGGTCACAGCCGAATCCGACCCCGGATGATGGTTCAAAAGTGAAACCGAAACTATTTCCTTTCCCCTTGGATGTACCGAATTTTGGTAATCCTTTTGATCCATCAGGGCAGCAATTCCCTGTACCTGATCCAGTAACGCAACCTGCAAAACGTCCGTCTGCAAAACCAGCACCTGCAAAACAACCGGGGAGAACCATCCCATTTCCAAAACGTACACCAGCAAAAACACCAGCAGCAGCGATAGATATTCTTGAACCGTTTCCAGCATATCAACCTAAACCTTGGGAAATTATTCCGGTAGGTGGATTGGTTTCATTACCAAATAATACAACGGATGCAAAGCCGTGGTTTGATCCAGTCATTGAATATGCAAATGAGCTAGGAGCTTTTGGTAATGATTTTGCAGAAGGTAGCGCAGCATTTGCGGTATATTTGAAAGAATATGATTATTCTAATTTCAGTGTGGGCGGTATGTATAACGACTTGGTAGGGATGTACGGCACAGCAATAGCAATACTGCTTATCGGATATATAATAGTTTCAATTCCTGCTGGTATTCCGGGATTACCGGGAGTATAATGTTTCACGTGGAACAATCAAGATTATAGGAGTGATATTATGCAAATGAGTTGTAGCTTGTTTGAGAAAACTGGTTTTGGTAAATCAGATTTAGTATGGAATGTACCCGCAAATTTAGGATATTTCTTTCAGTATGGAGCTTATCATAACAAAAAGAATATAATGGTTGATATTAAAAATCCTATGCAACTGGATTCACTTGTTATCAAGCGGGATGATAACTCATACTATGAGTATGACTATTTGCAGATATTCAGCAATTTTAACCAATACGTACCAGCATGTTATTTTATTACAGCTATCCGATATGAAACAGGAATTATGATATTGTCTCTTACATTAGATGTTATAACCACATTTAAAGTATTGGATAAACCCGTTTCTGGAACCATTGTTAGAAGACATGTGCGTGAAGATAATGATTCACGGTTTGGGTATCCTGCTGCGCTTAGTGTTGATCCGAATTATACAAATGAAATTTATGACGTTGTAGGATATGGAGAAAATAATACTAAATTGGTTGAATCAACGGTAAACCTTAAAGCTGTAGCTCCAGCTAAGTCATTGAATACAACAGATGGTGAAACGATTGTAATTCCTGTTTTACCTGAACCAGAACACACTACTACTTATGAAATTATGGACTATAACGACGCATACACTATAGATAATACCAATGCGTTTACTCTGTACTTATATGATGAATTGGATAAAGACGTTTTCAATACAGTAAGAGGGTTAAGCGGTGACGGTGCTATCAGTGATAGCTATATGGTTCCTAGTGAAGCTATTACTGTTGATTCGGTAGGTAGTGAAGTTACTAATGTAAGAGGTAGATTTCTTAGAAAATCTACTAATTTACAACTAGCTATTGATTTCTCTTTATTCGGTTCATGGAGACCTAGAAATAAAGCTATTGAGGGTATGTTTAAAGTAGCCATTACCTCTATGCAAGAAAAAACAAGAATTGAATTTCCCGCATGGGATTTACAGAATTCAGTTGACGAAGGTAATTATATCAGACTCAATTTATGGTGTGATCCAAAACCGTCTGGCGCTCCTTATTGTTGTCCTGATCAGGTTGAGACTATTCAACCGCTCCATACCACAGGCGTAATCAAACTTGCTACAATGGAAGTAAAGAGCGTAAAAGGTGGGCAATGGTTGCGCAATCCTCTAATCTACAGTACTGGTAAAGGTGAAATTTTTGCAACAGCAGAAACACAGTTGCAGCGGGAAAAGGCAGACTATGAGAAAATGGTATCCATGCACCAATTGAATATGAGTCAAAAAGAAAGAGAAATACGCATAGCGCAAAGCGATTATCAATACGAATCCGGGCTAGCTTCCTCTATTATTGGAAGTGGTATGAGTTTATTGTCTAAAGATGTATCTGGTGCTTTTTCACAAGGAAAAACTGCTTTTGACAGTATGGTTAATCAAAAGTATGTTGAGCAATTACGGGATTTGCAAGCCTATGAACATAAGATGGAAAAGAATCTGATTGCAATGGCTCATAGTAATAATCTTAAAAATTTGAATGTACAAGAAAGTATTCGGCGTGTAGTTCCACGTGAAGTTGTATATGGACGTAATGAAAGCATGGGTTCATTTTCTCAGTATAACTCCTTTACTGTATCTATTGTGGTTCCAGATATTGAGACCCTAAAGTCAAAAGATTTAGAGTACACATTATATGGGTATCCAGTATTTGAAACTGTAGAAAATTTCTACCTTAGCAATTCAAACCTTTACCGCAATACGCATACTGTATTTCAGTTCCAGAATCCTACAACTATAATTACCGGAACGATTGGAGCGATAGTAAAGGAAACATTACAGGCAGGAATCAGACTTATTCACCGTCCATTTACACCCGATAATATTTTCGATAATTAGGAGGTAAAAGGATGATAAGAAATTACAGAACCATAGCCAAGGAGAATCCAAATCTATACAGAGGAAGTGGCGGTACTGCTGGTAATCTTTTGATTACCAACAGTCTCCATTTGCTACCACTATCGGGTAGTGGGCTATCAGAAATTGAAATACCACTTCCGCAAAAGCAATATGTTAAAAATGCCTTAGAAATATTTGTTCACTATGTAGCACCTATGCATCCTAATATTAGTACCTATATGTCATTAACTGATATATCGGGTACAACAATAAACAAACAGACTATTTTTGTAGAACGTGAAGCAATAAGTTTTGGATACACTACAGGTTCATATAATGTTAATCGCCACAACGTTGATAGTAATATTTTTCAAACCGGACTATCACAGACAAAATTTACAGTAGATAGTACGACTAAGAAGGTATACCATCGACAAGTATGGGAATATGTAGGTACAGATATTCAGGTTAATGAAATAGGAGTATATGCAGATATTTTAGTAACAGAAGGGAATATAGCTTACAATCAATTTTTATTAAGAAGAATAGTATTACCAGAAGCTTTTACATTAGGCGGCAATTACCAAAAAGTAGAGCTTAGACAAATTATAGGTATCCGATAGGAGGAACAATATCATGAGTAAATATATATCTTTTGAATATCTCACACAGAATAACCCTAACCCTGATGGTATCCAGTACAAGGGATTATTCGGTAATCGTTCCATTGGTAAAACCCACGGAGTATTACGTCACGTGTATAAATCACTGAAAGATAATGAAGCCTTTATGATTTTGAGACGGAATAAGCTGGAATTGAATTTCCAGCCTTTCGTTACAAAATATTCTGCTGCTTTTGATACAGACTGGCAGATTGACGGTAATACTATAGTAGAGAATCGGGACAAGGTAATCGGATATTTCAGCGCATTGTCACTGGCAGAACGTAGTAAGCATATGAACTTTGATAGTCCTTATGTGACGCACATTATTGTCGATGAAGTTTTTGCAGAAAAGCCGAATAAGAATGAATTTCAGCAGCTTGAAACCTTTGTTACTACTCTGTCCAGACGGACGGGGCATCCCTTCCATCCTATTACGATTTGGCTGCTTGGAAACTTTGATTACGGTTATTCGCCTATCATGGATGCACTTGGAATATTCGGTTTCAATGGTAAAAAGCAAAAGACAGATAATGGAGTTTATCTGTACAGCGATATGCCATCCCCTGCAAACGTGCTGAATGTGCGTTCACCGCTGATCAAAGAGATTGAGATTCGGGAAGGTAACAAACCTGTTCTGGAATGGACGTATTTAAAACAGTCATTTGGTCTGTATGATATGGGAACTCATATGTATATTTCAAATATTGAAAAAGCAAAAACGCCATATGACTTTACAATTCGTCAAAATCTTGTTAGAATGGCAGTAAGAAAGGTAGGAATTCCCAGAGTGTATGTTGCTAACTATGACTGTCTTCGGTTCTTGGATGATCCTGCATTGAAAATAACAATGTAAAGGGGATTATTATCATGACAGATTATTTAACAGTATTATCGGGATGGATGAATCAACCGCATTACATGCTTATTGTCCTTATCGTGGTTTATTTTGTAGCTGCAACTGTTGATGCTGTAGTAGGAACCATTAATGCCGTATACACGGATAAGGTACAATTTTCCAGTCGTACCATGCAGCTTGGAATTATTAGAAAATTGGTTACGCTGTTTCTAATGATCCTGATTGTTCCGGTAGCGCTGCTGCTTCCGCTTGACATTGGGGTATATTCGCTAGGTGTGATGTATACCGGGATTGCAGTTAGTGAGATTTACAGTATTGCTGGACATGCTGGTATTGTTAAAGATGGGGACAAGCATAAAAATTTGATAGGAACCATTTTCACAAATTTCATTGAGAGTATTTATAAAGGGAAAGGCATCGACAAGTAACAGTCGGTGCTATACATACCGATAGACTAGGGCAGTGTTCCTAGTCTATTTTTATGTTGATTTAATAGAATAAAAATGGTATAATTAACCTAACAAATTAGTTAGGAGGTCGGATATGATTTGTCATACATGCGGTAAAAATGTAGTGACGTTTAAAAGGGAAGTCGGCGGAGTAAAGAAGCATTTGTGTTATGATTGTATGAGAAAAGCACCGGAACAAGCAAAAGGTTTCTTGTCTCCACTAGAAAATATTTTTACTATGAAATGGAAATTGGTCGGTGACGATGGGATAGAATACATTGAAGAACATGAAGAAGTTTCACTATCTGACATTGAGGTTATTTATGGTAATAATGTTCAGCCTATAATCTGGTGTAAATTTTGGATGAAAGGGAGAGCTTTTATATGATGAAATGCAAACATTGTAAAGTTGGTACAGTAACAATAGTAGATGTACCAAATAAGGGCAAAATGCTACAATGTAATAATTGCATATATTCTGATGCCATTGCTGAATATGTAAATGAAACTGTTGATCATCCTGCACATTATAACAAGGGCAACGTTGAATGTATTGAAGCCATCAAGTCGGCCATTGTCGGTCTAAATCCAACAGAAGCCTTTTATACTGGCAATGTAATCAAGTATATGTGGCGCTGGAAAGAGAAAGGACAGAAAAATGATTTAGAGAAAGCCAAATTTTATATTGATTTATTGATAAAAGATTTGGTATAATTACGGTAACTAATATAAGGAGGTTAGAGAATGGAAAATTTGAAGAAGGCCGGACAGTATATGATTGGACAAGATGCTGACGGTAATGCTACTGTTATTTTGACGGATGCAGATGGCCGTATTGCTACGGTCGGCGGCGGTGGCGGAGGTGGTGGTGATGTTACGATTATTGGGGATTCAGTTGGACTGGCTAAAGCTAATCAGTTGCCTAGTGCTTTATTAAATAATAAACTGGTTATGACGGGTAATGATATTCTTTCTTCAACAATAACGACAGGGAATGCATTAAAAACAGCTACAGGTTTATATGCCTTTGATGGAACTAATTTTAATAGAGTGGGAGCCTTAGGTGATTCATTGAAAGTTAATTTAACAAATAACAATATTATAACCGCAACACCAGTAACGCCAAATAATAGCGCTACAATTCCTGCAACAAAAGGATTATATATTGGTGGGTTAGGTGATGTTGTGGTAACTATTGGTAGTTCGGATGTAACCCTGACCAATCTTGCTATTGGTGTATGGCATCCTATTACCGTAAGTGCGGTAAAAGCTACAGGTACAACGGCTACAAATATTTTGGCGGGTTACTGATATGTTTGGCATCGGTGTAAAGGTTGGTATGCAGACGAAACCTACAGAGTATTCAGCAATAGATAACTTCAATAGAAGTAACAATGAATTTTCATTAGGTAATACAAATGATGGTAAAACGTGGACTGTAAATAATGGTTCATGGGGCATTATAGATAATAGGGCTTATGTTTCTACTGTGAATGTTTCGGGACAATTAGCATACGCTTATGTTAATTGTCCAACTGATAAAATGATAGCTTCAATAACTTTAATATTTGATTCGACCGAATATATAGATCAACGATTAATGTTAAGGTATCTCGATATAGGGAATCATATATTTGTAAGAACTCAGCCAAATATTTATGAGGTAATGAGAAGGATAGGTGGTACAGCAAGCGGAGGTGGCATAACTTTA